AAGCCTTTAGATCGGAGAGAAGTGTTACCAAAGTTTGAGTTCGAGTTGGTAATCGAGAGGTCTCCTCCACTGTCAGCGAAGAAATGATCTCCGAATCCAACTGCGAAGACCGAGACGACTTGGATGAATGCATCGTTTGATGCCATGATGTGTCTGTGTCGCCAACCTTTTCGGTATTTTGCGAGTCCATTAATGTGAGCACCAGAGCCCGCAGCTTGGGCTTCATATGCTCCAGTACTCTGGTTGTAAAGAACGAATGCTCTGTCATCTTTCTGTAGCGATATACCCGTAAACTGGGCAACAACCATAGATTTAAAACCAGTTGCTTTGGCACCATCTGCATGCATGCCATTGATTCCCCATACAGAGCGAAGAGAATTGTTAAAGACGTATGGTGAAGCACTATCAACTGTATCAATCTCGACTTTAACGAGTATGTTGTTACCTAGTGCATTACCAGATGGCTCAGCAGACATCTGATATGTAAATTGGTTTCCTTGTGCAGAGGTTACCAGGAAACTACCATTATAGAGGAGAGCGTCTTGGTCAGTAGGACCAGTAACCCCAGATATATTAACAGCGACACCCACGGAGAATCCATGGTTCTTCGGATTACCGAGCTCATCGACTGTAAATGCTGTTGCAGTTTGTCCATTTCTAATAATCTGTGATACAGCGAATTCATCAGAAATAGGACCAACGATTCTGTTTTCCTCAACCCTCGCCTGCATTTGGTCTTGTGCAGGAACTCCAGAGGTATCAGGAATAACAGCGTATCCTTTTGATATCTTTTGGTAATATAATTCTAGATCTGGGATATCAGCAAACTCATAACATGTGAGTTTGTGGTGTGAGAAGTTTGGTGCAATCTGTGATAGGTCATCACGATAGTATACACCTGTGCTATCACCATCAAAGAATGACATCTGCCAGAAATAGCAACCACCAGTGAGTTTAAATATAGCAGACTCAAGTGGTTCGTTAGCAGCAGTTATTCCCAGACTTCCTTGTACCGTAGGATAAGGTACATACTTAGGTACAATTTTCGTTCTTCTAAGGTCTGATCCAACAACTGAACAACCTCTGGGGACGACAACGCCACCAGTAGACGAATTGAATTTATATAATTCGTTTGCAGCTGATGTAAGGTCAAAGTTTGTATTCTCATTAAATGGTTGAATCTGGTTATAATCTGACAAACCTGGTCGGTTGTCGATTACATACTCAGAGGGATAGAGGTAGATACTGAATGCGTCAAATTCGTCATTACTTAATCCAACTCTATATGAAAATCTTGCTACTTCTAGGAAAGCACGTTGCAACGTCTTAAACGGACGTAACGCTGAGTTACCTCTATTGTCGTAAGCATCCGATGCATCAAAATCGTCAGGGTTGACGTAAATAATACGACCAGTCCTTGACGTTATGATATTTTTAAGACGAGTAAGTGCCATTGATGGATGATCCTTCTGATATATTTATTGGGTGGAATTATCCTCCGATATTTACCTTGGACTGGTTTAATACAAGGAAATCTTCGGACTTCGTTTCGAACCCGTTTACAACATAACTAATATTCGCTGATGAAGAATACACCAAAATATTCTCTCCAGGACCAACAACAATACTACTATTCTTGTCAGTTACCTTAGAATCTATGGCATTATCATAAAACATCCACTCAGCATCAGAGTATACAGATGTTTGGTCAGTATGAATTGCTGTGCTGACTGTTGAAACATCAACTGTTAAGTTAGCACCACCTCCACCACCAAGTTGAGCATCATTAATTGTTAAGGTATCAGATCCAGCATGTCCAAACCCACCATTAAGTAGGGTAATAGTTGCTGCACCAGATCCATCAACAACTACAGTTACCTTAGTAGTTGTAAGGTCTCCAGACCCACCTGTTGCGTTAGGTGAAATATTTGTGTAAGTACCAGCAGAGCGAGAAGCGTCAGCAGCACTGGGACTACCCAATGTCAATGCTTTACCAGTCACTGCCTTAACCATGGTACGGTCACCATTATTAAGTGTAGGAGTATCATAGAATTCATCATTCGCTGCGAATGCTGAGGATCCTTCTCCTAATGAAACCATTAAGTGACATAGTGATGCATCAAATGCTTGGACATATCCGTAAGGTCCTTCTGTAACACCACTTGGTTGAACTGTTTGAGTAACACCGTTGATAGTAAATGTGTCACCAGCTACGAGTTGCTCACCAGCTACGTCATAGATATAAACCTCAGAATATACTGGGTCAAACTGTACCTGTACACCGAAACCATATCCAGTAGATCCTTCTGCCAATGCTGTATCAGCATAAGCGAATAGGGAAACTTCAGTAGATGAAGTAACTGCAATAGAAGTATAAGCACCACTACTACCTGCGGTACCTACCTTACTAACACCAGCAGTATATTCAGTACCTGACCCATTAGGACCTTCAGCGTCATCAGATGACAGTTTCAGAGGATAGTTAGTATTACTATTATCTTCTAGGTTCCAGATATATGTCCTTCCTTGAGTCAACTGAATTGAAGTAGGAAGTATATGGTCAGTAGCACCAACACTTGTGCTGGATGAAATATATTTGGTTGTAATCAATGCCTCTGTGCTAACAGGGAAATCTACAGTAGCAGATGCGTTTGAAGTACCACCTTGAATAGTCTCACCTTCTGTCCAATAGTTTACAAGGTAAACACCGTTGTCAGTAAGTAGAGTAACGTTAACACCATTATTATGGTCAACGTCAGCAGTACCATATCTACCACGTTGCACTGTTAGGTCATTACCGTTAACAGCATCAATGGTTACAATCTCGTTATCAATCAGGGCTTTACCACCAGAAATAAATCCAGTAGAATCAGCAACCGTTAAAGTAGCATCTGAAGCAGCATAAGTACCACCCTCATCAATGGTTGTTACTGTTGCGGAAGCAGACCAGGCGTTTGATGCAAGACCAGCAGGAATAGACCTTGCAGTTGTCGCTAGTTGTCCTCTTGTAACAGTAAGAGTATTGGTTGAAGTGTTGATACCACTAGCATCAATCGTGACGACTTCTGTATCAGCAGATGCTTCTTGACCTAAGGTCAGATACATTCCGTCACCAAGACCAGTGTTACGAGATACCTTAAATGTTGTTGCACCAGATGCTACTTCTGTATACTGTGCAGTCAAAGCGGTACCACTACCCTCAATTCCTCTAAAAGTTGCAGTAAATCCTGAAGTGCCACCAGTAAGGGTTTCACCTCCTGAAAATGTACCTGCAAGTGAGTCAGATCCCAATGAAAGTTGACTGACAGGTGCTACCTTTAGATAATAGGTAACGTCAGACGTTGCTTTAAAGATATCAAGAATCTTACCACTCGCTGCATTAGTGGTTGTAAACTCGGTACCTGGAATAGCAGCACTATACTGCAAACCTGGTAGGAGATCTAGTTTATAAGCACTAATGGGGTTACCTTTAGCAAACTTATATGCAGACGTATTAAGTCCATCCAAGTGTAATACTTGGTCATAATTACGCATTGCTATACGGTATGTACCAGCACTGCTATCTTGGTTACACACGTTAACAACTGTGCTACCAGTTACAGTAGTTGGACACCTATAAAGCACCGTATTTGTAGTTGCCCCTGGTTTTGCCGAGGCTAGTTTTCCTGCTGTCATTGTTTATTTACCAACCTGATTGGAAGAATGATTGTAGTCTAAGTTGTCCTCCTAGGACAGGAGCTGCGATTGCACCACCAAAACTAATAGACACATCACTTATGTTATTAGTAGATAGAAGAGTTGCGTCTGCATCAGGGAACTGAATGTTTCGAGCACCCGTGATGTTCGTCATCTCAAACGTAATGATTCCATTAACGTCATTAGGGTTATTTATCTTAGCATATTCTAGGGTTTTATTGTATAGAGTCTGAGTTTTTCTCTCTGATACTAAGATATTTGTGGCGTTATTTGAATTAAGAGGTGCAGCAGGGTCGTTATCTGGGAAACCAAAGTCATATGTCTGGTTATCTTCAATATTTGATAGATCGAATCTAATCTTTCTACCCAATCCTTCTGCTGGATCAGTATCACAAAATACTGCTCCTTTGTAAACTTTATTCGTAATAGTTTGAGAGGAATCTTCTCCCACCACTGTGATATTTAGGTCTGGCCATACCACACTTCTATCCTGAGTGATTTGTGATTGATCAAACAGTATGTAATTAGTAGGTGTGTTAGGGTCATTACTTGGTGTATTCGAGAATGTGGGGTTAACCATATTCTTGTTGAATAGATTCTGCTCAGTAATATCGTCAATCAATGTTGATTGAGTCTGTGCAGCACCAAAGTCAGGTAATTTGTAAGTATGGTCGCCTGGTGATTCCCATGCGTCAACCTCAAATTTAGCAATCTTAGAAGTATCCGTAGAACCTGTAATCTGAAGCTCTGCGTCCTTAATAAGAAGCGTCTTGTTAGTTATAGTCTGGAATGTGTCATTTGCTACCAATGTGGTGCTTGAAGCAGTTCCAACATTTGGTAAATCAAAACGACGTGTACCTGACTGTGTACTAATAGTATCTACATTGAAGTGTGCCCTCTTACCTGTGTTTTGGTCACCTTCAAGATAGAATTGCACGTCTGTCTGGATAATAGGTCCAGCAACTGTAAAGAATCCACTTCCTTGAGGTTGAAGCTCAATCGAAGAAGATGCTGATGCAGTATCTATTGCTTTTACGAGGAGAGTTGAAGATCCATCCGTGTTAGCTCTCCTACTATTATACAGTGCAGCAGTACCAAAAGTAAGTCCAATCTCATCGACTGCACTCTGGTACATGCCTGAATCTCGGTCGAGGTCGAAAGCTAATCCTGGTGCAGTCTGTGATCCAGCACTCACACCACGGAAAAGTTGATTAACCTTTGATTTCCTGTTGGGTATAAGAGGATCTGAGATAACAATAGGAAGAATAGCTTCACCAGTGACCAATGCATCTGCAATCGTTTCTAACTGGGATATTCTTTTAGTTGCCACTAGAATTCAGTACAATTCTTACAGTTTTATTTATACGGGTACAAAAAAAGAGAGGGCATAAATGCCCCCTTGTACTATAACGTTGTGATTGGAAAAGATGAAAACACTTATTCTAGCAACTTACTACACTGTCTTTCTGCTTGTCGGTCACCTGAATTCTCGATTATACAACTATAGTATTCTGATTCTTTAGTTGGACTTCCAGGTGTCTGCTCTTCTAAGTGCTTCCACTCAGCTAACTGGTTATACGCTACAAGGTTATGCATTTGTGTCCTCCAGGGTGTGCTACATGATAATTTTGGGTTTTCAGTGCATCTTGGTTTTTCCTCTCTTTCTGTCACTATTTATAAGTCAAATGTGCTGAAATGACTACATTTTAAGAAAAATAAATGCCTACGAGTTTATACCTAGAAACATTACATCAGGTGGTGCTGTCATTGGTTTCCTTGGTGCTGGTGCTTCAATTAGAATACCAAACCTATCGAGTCTATCAATACACTCCTCGACTGCTTCGGCCATTCGTTTGAATCCATTGCCAACGAAAATCTGTCCTGCAAAGACTGATACAGTGGCTGCACCCCAAAAGATGTAATACCACCTACTCTTTACTTGGTGTCTCTGTTTTTTCTTGCTCATCATCATCTTTAATCTTCCCGACTATTCTATCATAATCTGACGCACTGTCAAGTATTGACTGTTTTAATTCTTCCAGACTCCATTGGTCTGCGATTTCTTCTTCTGGCCTTGGGTTTGAATCTGTCATGAAAAACTTAATGTGATACGTGGACCATGAACTATAGGGTCGTGGTACTCACCTTCTGGTATAAAAACTGCATCACCAGGACGTAGTTTTATAATCGCATCATCAAATCTATATGTAACCTTACCCATTGCTTGAACGATTAAGACATCCATTGTGTCATTGTGTCTACCAAATGTGGATGTCTTCTTTGACATGGAGACATAAGTATGAAACTCAGTCATTCCCCAATCCTTTTGCACCTTCTGACATACTGGTAGAAATGTATTAGGTACATATGATGACTCACATACTATGGTAGGGATTTCACCCCTAACCACCATCAACTTATCTTTAGTGTGTAGTGTGTAATTCTCATCATTATGTCTAATGCATATAAACTTATCCTCTTGCACATCAGCATCTATCTTCAGCATGGCATCTTGCCATGTGATTTTACCTACCTCTGGTGCATATCCTTGGATAACTCTCATAATGCATCTAAATCACCACCATGTTTACCTATAGTAGCTTGTGCTTCTGCCCAATCTCTATCAAAAATGTCTAACCCTTTGTCTGTAAGGACGTGGCTATACATCTGGTCAAATACTTTGACAGGTATAGTGCATATCTGAGCACCATTATACCAACATCTTACTGCACGGTTGACCTCACGAATTGATGCTGCCAATACATGTGTAGTGAAATGTCCTTGTGCTCTATAAACATCTACGATTGATCGGACAACCTCCAACCCAGCAATGCTATTGTCGTCCAACCTCCCAACAAAAGGACTGACGTAAGTAGCACCTGCCTTTGCAGATAGGATAGCTTGAGCAGCATTAAAGATAAGCGTAACATTTACTCGGATTCCCTCTGATGATAAAATTTTACATGCTGCGAGTCCACCTCGTGTGCATGGTACTTTAATTGTAGCGATGTCTTTGTATTTGTCAAAGAGTCGTCTACCTTCTGTAACCATCTCATCACCTGTGCCAACAACTTCCATACTAATGTCATGGAGACCCATACGGGCTAAGTCAGAGTATACATCCTCTGGTTGTCTTCCACTCTTAAGAATGAGGCTAGGGTTGGTGGTTACTCCATCCACTAAACCTGTCTTGAAGCATTTTTCGATTGCTCCAACATCTGCACTATCAATAAAAATTTTCATGGATCAAATGGTCTGTAGGTTAATCTTTCCCAGATTCCTCTGGCACTAAGGTTATGCTCACATAATTTATGAGCCCATATTCTATCTTCTAAACTGACATCCCTATTAAGACGAGTCTGACACGCAATAATAGAGAGTCTCAGTCTATAGTCCCTACTCAAGGACATCTCGTTCTCTTACCCCATCTAGTGTATCCAAAATTGGTACTATTGAGATAATATTATCAATTTGTGACAACATATCTGCAATATGTTTTGATATGTAAGGTTTTTCAGTTCTTGCACTAAATGATAACGCATTGCGTAAATCCTCTTGTGCTTCAATTAAACTTTCTTCTACTTGTTTACTTAGTGCCATCTTTAGTGTCCTCATGTAATTGCTGCGTTGCTTGTCGTTGAATGAAAGCACGTAGCTCAGGTGTCTCCTCCCACTCCCATAGTTGGTTGTGTTGTGGATTCTTTTTCTCAATCAAGTGAGTCTTCTTCACGTTTTCACTGCTCCGTAATTTCATTGTGTTCGTATCCAAAGATTACAGGAGAAAGTCTTACGAATGGTTTCATTCCTATTAGGTGTTACACCATGCAACATATGTGCAGGGAAAAATATAATATCTCCCTTCTTGACCTTCATATACTGTCTATCTGGTTGTCTCCAGATAGTTCCAAGATTTGCATTCCTATTATGGAAATAGAAATGGTCATCATTTTGGAGAAAGAATACTGATGCTATGTCAGCATCCTTATGGTCATGTATCTCTTGGAATCCTCCCTTTTTATATAGATTCATCCAAGGGTCGCATAAACTATACTCGATATTATCTATACCTATCTTATCACTAATGTCTTTACTTAGCAACTGAAGTGAGGGAGTCAAGAAATTATACCATTTCTCCCACTCTAATCTAATGACATCAACATCACAGTCCCTAACCCAAGGGAAGTCTGAGTTTGATATCATCCATGTACCACAACCATCAAGTCGCTCCATAAACTCATCTGCATTAGGAGCTGTGTAGTGAAAATAATAATGGTCAGGAAATATAATCTCCATTAAAAGTCATTCGTCATGTCACCTAATGCTTCATCAACAAACTGACGAGTCCCAACAGGGTCAGGTACAAACTCCTCTGGAGTTGGTATCTTAACTTCACCCTCTGGTAACTGTGTTGCTACTGGTGATACCAATAAGACCTTACCATTATCAGTTGTTACTTTAAGTGTGTGTCCTTTTTCTGCCAAAGTAAAAGCGAAGTCTACATTTGATGCAAACTCCGCATGTGATAGTGAAATAATATTCATCTTCCAGGTAAATAAGTAATCATATCATCAGGAATAAATTCCCGAAAGTGTGCCACTGTCTCGGTGAAACCCTCTGCACCTTCATCGTCAAATTTCCAGGTTATAATTTCATCATAACCCTCGTCGTCCATAATCTTGACCTGTCTCTTTGGGATATCCACCCAGACATGCTCAAGATAGGTGTCGTCATCAATCATAGATACAGAGGTTTCACTACCTCCGTATTATACACTAGTTCAGCAGTAATGGCAAGCCATAGACCTGATGGGGTCCGAAACCACACCCAGTTGCCATGTAACCTGCTGCCACTGAGTAGGATGAAAGTCCTGTCACCACTTGGTTTACGATGCTTCCCTGAGGGACAAACTCACCGATAACACCAGTAGGTGCAGCAATAAATTCTGCGTGTGCTCCTGCTGTGGATCCTGCAATGATATCCACCTGTGATGCAGGTACCATAGTACCAATAGCAATCCTAACATGAGATGGTGGTGCTACTGATGGGAATGGTAGGTCACATGTAATATCAATGATACTACCCTTAACAATAGTAAACTGTCCAGTTAATGCAGCGAATGGATTGAAGAGTCCAATAAACTCAAATCTACCTGCATTTAGGAATGATGTAATCCAGTTGGCCTGGTTGACTATCTCACCGTCAGCGATGTTTTCAATAGTATTACCCTCAATCTTAACGTTTTGAGAGTTAATCATTAGTGATTCAATAGCAGCGATACTAACCTTAGCACCCTGTATCTTAACCTCACCAGTGTATGCTATATCATGGTCACCTTCCTTTCTCTGAGCAGACTTCTGCTCTTTATCATCCTTCAACTCTGCTGATAACTGAGGACCTGTTGGTGTCCTACCCATGAAATCAGCACCAGGTGCGAATGGAATATCTTCTACTGGATAGAAACCACCCAAGTTATTCAACCTGAGTAACTCAGTCCTATCAATATCTCTTTGGTGACGATACATATCAGCGGATCCAGTGTCATCAGATGATGCTCCACCACTTAGTGATGATGCGTCAGCAACTACTGTATATCCACCAGTATTCTCTCCAGTTACATTAGTATCTACGTCAGAAGTAGCTCCACCTGTAGTATCAAGGTTAGGTGATTCAGTGCTACCACTAGACTCTGACTGAGGTCCTTGTGAGCTATGCTCATTCTTAGCACCTGTCACTTCTTCATGGATATTACCCATGACTTTAATATAGAAGTCACCTTCTACTGTCAATGCATAGTTACCTTTAATAGTCTGTGCTAAATCCTTAGCAATAATAGCAGTCCTATTATTAGGTACATTCTCGTGTATATTACCAAATCCATCTTCAAATGTACTTACACCACCAGGTCCTGAGACAATTCTCTTCTCTTTACCTGGAGTTGCATCATTAATAATCTTAGCACCGTTAAGGAATGTCTGTGCATGCATCAAGTAAGGATTAATATTCTCAAACATCCTATCGATGAATGATCCTTTACCTGTATCAGCAGCACTACCATCATATAGATGATCTATATTCTGGTAAGGAGTACCCACTAACGCATCGTGGATATTATCGCATTCCGTGGTACCTATTAGCGGATACCACGCTTTCGACTTCGGTCGTTTTATCTTCCTATTACACGACTTCTTAAAGAGTAGACCAAGGATAGCAATAAGAATCTGAATGAGACTACCCCAGTTGAGAGAGGTAAAATCAAATTCAAAAATCATCTTAACTGTTTCACCCAGTTTCCTCGCTGCTGCTGCCATACCTTTAGCAGCATTAACCGCAGCAATAACATCACCAGCAACGTCTCTTACACGATTCATTGCAGCAGTGATACCACCAAGGATACGATTTGTAACACCCTTAACAGCAGAGTCAAGACCTGCTAATGCTTCAGTCACCTTGTTCATTGCAAGGCTCGCCATTTGGTTAGCGAAGTTCGCAGTGTCACTCAGGGCTGCTTGCACCAGTCCAAACCACATGGGTGTATCCATACAGAAGATCTTAAAGATCTGCTCAAGGAATTTCATCACAGTAGTGATGACAACGATAGGTACAAACTGAGATATAATCTTGACTAGCATACCCACAATCTCTGCAATGAGTTTTGCTAGTAATTCTTTTAGTGGTGCCAAGATACCTGCGATACCACCAGAAAGGAAGTTAGTAATCCTACCTAGATGTTGTTGTACCTTATCACCTGCAATCTTATTACCTGTTACCACAGATATAAAACCACCTGGACTAGATGCCAACGTCGCTGTCATTTCTCCCAGCTCAGTAAGCATTCTCTCTAAGTCAGTTGCGAATCCATTACCTGCTGGACCAGCAACACCATCAGCAATACCCTCTGCAATAACAGGTGGTTTGATAGGGTTAGTAACTACGTTACCTGGTAATGTTTTCTCTCCTACACTGATAGCACCCCGTGCTTCTTCTGTCGCTCCCGTCTCTGAACCAGGTGTGCTTGATTGATCCTTAACAAATGAGTTACCACTCATGTTAAGTTTATTCTGCATGTCCTGTTGGAAAGGAGTGTTTGTCTTATTTAATTCTGCATTCTCACCATCTGCAATAGTGGTGCGTTTCGCATCATCCTCCTTATACTGCATTCCTCTGAATGCACCTAGCACACAAGGTAACTGTGCCTCTTCACCATCTAGGAAGAAACCTATAACCCATGCACCACACTGTAATTCTGAAGTAGAACCCGTTCCTTTAGTCTGTGCTTTATCACATGGAAGCAGAACAGTTGCCCAAGGTAAAATCTCACTGGGTAAATCTGTTAAGTATGCTTGCTTCTCTTTATGTCCAGTATACCAACCAAGAATACGAACACGTACACGACCAAGTTGGAGAGGGTCGTTGATGTTTTCAACTTCTCCTACCCACCAAGTGTACCCATCTTTTCCTAAGTAATCAGTCCTTGCAGGACCTTGTACAGAACTCATAATTATAGTGTTTTCTTTTATTTAGTCGAGCAACTGGAAGAAAAATTCTCCCTCTGCTGGATCCTTACCATAAACTTGGTTACCAGTCTCTACATCATACCCAACGTCCTTGACACGATATTCTATACCATTAAATCTAATGCTATTCTCTATTCGTGTTGACCCTTGAATACATTCTCCATCAGGACACCCATTCCACCAAACTCCATCCCAGTTCCAAATGAAAGGACAGGAAGGATGATCATGAATAAGATTATGAGTTTTACAATAGATGATGTTTTCATCTACAGACTCCCAATTATATCGTATGTGGTTATATGGATTATCTTCACCCTTATACTTATACCAAGACTTGACCTCTATTATATCACGTTGAGGTGTAGTTATTTCAATATCAATCTGAGGCCACTTACTCGGATTCGAGAATGCCTGTCTCTGATTCCGATAGTGACCCCTCATAAGTGTTGCGAACGTTATCATTCCACTCTTTAAATGACGATGAGCAATCAGGGGGTTCAGGATCTTTGATACCCTTGATTCTTTTCCATTTATTATGTAGGGCTTGTAGCACCCAACTCTGAGATAGACTCTTTGGACCATTCTCCAAGAGGTCTAACTCATATTTGTTGGATGTGTATCCCTTGTATTCTTCTCTCCAATCAGTCGTCATACATTAAACATTCAGGTTCATCAGGATTCATTTCGCAGAATAGTTCAATACAATTTGGGTCGTGATGATCCTCAGGATGATGGTCATGAAAAACTTCTAATTCATGTAGCTCCTGTTTAGTGTGGCGACGTGCTTGCGGTGAGGTCTCAGGATTTTCAAGGATTGCCTTGTCTGCTGAGATGTGATCCTCTATGGTTGCGAATGCCATAACTTATTTGATCGTGTATAGTTATTTATTATAGCAAGTATTAAAAGCTATACCTTTTTCTTTGTTGAATCCCTGACCAACTGAAGTCTGGTAGTTAATCCACTCTGTTTCCAGATATGTGTTAGACCTGCAATGAGATACTTACCACTATATCTAAAGTCTTCTTGGACATCATCACCTTCCTCCCGTGCAGACGGGAGATTAACAGTTATCACTTGACCTGCCATCAGTGCAGTATTACCTGGCACTGTAATATTCAATTGAACTGCTCGTAATAGATTATACCTCCCAGCAGCGTATTGTGCAACTGCCACAGTATTACGGTTTTCCTCCTTACCACTTGTAGCATCAGTGGGTTTGTTACCATTCAAGTTATCTTGATTGAAATATTCTGTAACACTAGAGGATGATGAAGATACTGTGCTTGACCCACTAGATGAATCACTACCAGAAGTATTAGTTGTAGTAGTGGTCATAGAAGTCATCAACGAGTTTGTTGATTGTATATTCTTTAGACCAGGCAAAGCTCTAATCTTTGTTCTGGTTGGTGGTGTCTTAGGATCATCCAGATCACCAATGTCCTTAGGTGGGATGAAAGGTGGCACCTTCTCCAAGGTAGATGCCTTTGAAAATATAGACTTAAAGGTGGATGTCTTGGGTCCTATAACAGTACCACTTGGTGCAGTACTAGTACCACCATTTACTTTGACACCTGTCTCTTTATCACCACCTGAATCCTGAGTAGTTACAGTATCTTGTTGTCCTGAAGATTTACCAGACTGTTGAATATTACTATCAGTTGGAGCTGGAATACTAATAGAGATAACACTTGTCTTATAGGTACCCATCCTCATGTTAGCGAGATGGTTTGCTCTATCTGGATATTGAATACTCTCAATAGTATAGTTGGCAGCATCCTCATCCTCTTCCATATTACCTGACATAGCATATGAATACTTCCATTGAGTTGCAGAAGTTTCACATAGTTTATCAATAGATTTAAAATTAAATCCTTCCTTAGTCTCAAAGAATAAGAATCCACTCTGTTTCTCTGATGACTTGCTAGTGTTAGTCCTAGTTACTTTATCTGAGAGATAGGTAATGACATCTGCTGGTCTCCAGCTGGGAGAAATGAATGTGAGTTTACTATGATTCTCAAAGTTTTCCTTCTTAATCTTCTTAACATCTGCCTTGAGAAACTCCTTACAGATATACTTGGGGACATTCTCAACGTCTTTCTTACTCCCTGGTCCGAATGCTTTGAATACTTTATTAATCTCATTGAAGTACATCTCAGGAGATACACAATGTAAGATATATGCTGCCTGTCTCTCCTGTTTCAGGATACTACCAATTTTATATACCTTTAACTTAACCTTAAGTGGGTCTTCCTTTGAGCTCTCAGTTACCAGATCAATCTCTACATTCTCTCCACCTACTAGACCTAAGTTAAAGTCAACAGCGTCAAGGATACTAAAATCGCAACGTAAAAAGGATGCATCAATAGCCTCATGGTATGTAAAATCCATGACAATATTCTTAATATTATATGTCTTGTCATTAGACATAGTAATATCAAGTTTCTTTAATTCGTATTTTCTTGATTCCGAATTTGCCATTACATCATGTTAGCGACATCAGTTGTGAATTCAGGTACCAAACCAAACTTAGGCATTAGATATGGATCCGCATCCAATCTATTCTCTGTAGGAATTATAACCTCAGAGTCACCACCACCGCCACCAACGACAGTAGGTTTAGTATTAACTTCCTCTTTTATGACTGTACCTGCTGTACTTGCTATCTCTTCTTGCTTCCTAGTTAACTCCTCATTCTCCTTAAGTTGTGCTTCATCTAATACTTCACCAGACATAGCACCTGTCTTAAGCTCTCCCATCTTAGCACCAAACTCCATAAGAGTTTTCTCTAAGTCATCTATAGGTTTCTGCCTCGCTTCTGCCTCTGCTTCTAATTTCTTTCTCTCTTCCCTTGGAGTAGTCTTCCACTGGAAGAATTCTGCTGCCTTTGGATCTGCGACAATACTATCAATAAGAGAAGGATCCACCTTCTTACCATGTCCTCTCCTATTACCACCAGACTTGAGCCCAGCATGTTTAGCAAGTGCGTATGCCAACTCAGGTGACTTAAGTACCTTCTTAAACTCAGAACCACTAGGTGATAGATGAGGTTTCTTCTGTCCCCATCCAAACCATCCACCTTTGTCATCTACACGTTGAAGACTCTTAATAGTAAAGTCATTAGCAGTCCTAGTATAACTTGCACCATAATCAGTATCCCCGATCTTGAAGTGATTGGTATGCTTCTGTCCACTTCTATATGTCTTTGCTTCATCATCCTTAAGCATACCACCTTCACTAAACATTTTGAGTGTAGGTTTGAAATGTCCACCCTCAGAGAATGGTAATGCATATCCACCAGCTGCTGCTTGACGCATCCTTAAGCTGGTAAGTCCACCATTCTTCTTAGTAGCAGGAGTATTAAATGGTACAACATAAGCACCACCTGCTGCATACTGTTTATATCCTACCCACTCAGTGCCATGACCAATAAAGGATGTGCTTCTACCACCATCAAGTGATACAGGATATCCAGACATAGGACCGTTAATCCATCCACCTTTAGCGAAACCAAAGAAACTCTTAACCTTATCAAATCCTGACGTAATCATATTCTTAACGCCAGATGCTCCTGCAATTCCCTTATTCATAAGGTTCATAGCAGCAAGCACATCAACCATCTTAGTGAAGTTACCAACAATACCATCTTCACCGATGAATACCTTTAATAACTCTACCCTAAAGTTAAACTCACTCTCTTTCTTTTCTTGCTCTGCTTTATCTCTACCAGCTCCACCACCTACATCAGCACCTAACATTGATAGAGGTACACCAAATGCATTAGCAATAGGTGCTAGTGCATTACCTAATAGACTCTTCAGTGGTGCAGGTAAAAACTTACCAAACATTCTACCTACCATACCAATAGCAGATATAATACCAATACCGATTGCTTTAAATGGTAACAGCATTACTTCTCCAATGCCCTTGCCCATCTCTCCAACTCTCTTCAGAGAAGTAGCAACAAGTTTAATTGGACCTGCTGTCATCTCACCACCACCTGCCATCTGAGGTATTGGGGATGGTACCACAACAGGACCTCCCATTGCTCTCTGGGTGGCTTCTGCCATTCCTCCCTGGTCCCCACTCTTATCCTTAGGTGCGAAGAATTTAAGTACCTTAGTAAGTGTCTGTAATACAAATAAGAATGGTGACAACATCATCTTCAGTCCACCACCAACCCACTTAGCGATCTGTGGTAGATAAGGTTCTACAATATCAAGGAGAGTATTAAAGACATCTGCCATGCCCTGAAAAAATTCAGTCATGGGTTCCTTGATTGCACCAATAACAGCGTTAAAGGTGTCACTAACTTGACCAATAAATCTCTGTACAGGTTCAATAAGTGGTTCTAGCATGCCACCTATCGCTTTACCTACAGGTGCTCCTACCATACCACCGAGAGCACCACCAACCATACCTAATCCAGGTATACCAGTTGCATTACCAAGCATGTCACCTAGTTTAGCACCTGCCATCTGACCAACAGCAGCACCACCACCTGCTCCAATAGACTCTGCCATACCAGCACCATCTAACTGAGCACCAGTAAATGCCATAGTTGCAGCACCAAGACTACCAACCATCCTCGCCATACGAGTTGATTTGAATGCCTTGAGCTTATTCATAAGCTTTCCTTGCTTATGCATATTCATAATGCCCTTACCTAGGGACATTACTACCCAAGCAAGTGCCTTAACTGTATTGACTGGACTCTTTAAGAATGCCAGACCAATAAACAATGGTGCAGCAGATGCTACAAACTGTATAGCACCAAAGAATCCCTTCAATGATAGGGGATTCTCCATAAATTTAGTGAATCCATCAAGACCTGACCCCACCAGCATCGTGGTGACTTTGAATACAAACTTACCTAATGCAAATAGTCCCTTAGCAAGTTTCTCAATCTTTCCAGGATTATTAGCAATCCAATCCAGTGCTTTGTACATGACAAAGAACTTGAGGAAGAAGGTTGCAAACTTTACAAGTGCTCCCCAAATACCACTAAATGCTTTCTTAGTACTCTGTGCAAACGTTTCTCTTATCTTCTTAAACAGAGGAGCTTCTGCTCCCTTCTCTGCTGCATCTCTCTTTGCTTTTTCATCTGCCTTCTTTCTTTCCCGTGCTGCTTGCTTATCCCGTGCGTCTTTCTCTTTCTTTAATTGCTTCTCTCTCTTTATAAGTTCTTGATTGTCCTTAATCTGCTCAGATACAGATGCCTTAAGAGATGACACCATTGCTGCTGAGTTAGCAGATATACTATTAAGTACTGACCCAAGTGAGTTGATACCAGATACAACTGATGCCATACCCACTGTCATACTATTTTCAATTTCTCCTAACCGCTTGGCAGCAGTCATAGGAGTATATTTCTTTGCAGCACCAGACGTGCCTTTATAAGATATCATCTTATAGAGACCTGCCTTTTCTATCTTAACTTGTGGTGCTGCCATTTATTAACAGAGTGTCAACGATGGGGATGGTTTAGTGTAGGTAACCACAGTATTTCCTCCACCACCATTATTTATTACCGTATCCGTAACTTGCTGATGGAAAATGGTAGGTGGTGTAATGAAGTTACTGCGATCCTTGTCGCTCCTTGCTTTGAGCATCATCTGCTCAACTTGATGTTGCTGCTCATCTCTCCTCTTTGTCATCTGAGAGACATTAATTGCTGCAATATTATCACGACTTTCTGGTGGATTACCTAGATTAAAACCTGCATTATTACTACCAAAGACACCACTCTCACCAAACTTACCTAATGTCTCTTCAAGTTTGGATAGTGTCTCCTGTCCAGTCGCAGGTTTCTCCTTAGGAGTAATATCTTCTGCTTCCTCACCTGCTGGTGGTTTAACTGTCTTAACTGGTGTAGTCTCACCTTTACCTGAGAGATTCTCCCAGTGCCATGCTTCATGTCCATCTGGATTATCAGTCTCATATCCTGGAATCTGACCGAATCCAAACTTCTTAGCATTCTGTCTCAACCACTTATAAGCACCATCTGTATACCACAAGTCAACTGCACGACCAAGACCATGATTAGAGGTGCCTGGTGCTGCTGCTGTTCCTGGTCCCAACTCATTATAAAGTTCCTGCTGTCTTCCATAAGACCTATATGAAGAGTTAATCCTAAAGTGAGTACCTAACTTAAATCCATCCTTTGCTGCTGCATCCATCATTGCTTTGAATTGTGGTGCAATAGCATTAGACAAACTATGTCCATACCCAATAGATGTTAGTGCCTCAGGTGGTAAGTAACCATTCTGATATTCACCACCAGCAGCAAACTTCTGCCAATCTTTATTTGGATCCTGAGCCCAATCCCTATTCATAATAACAGGGTCTACATATTTCTTTGCCTTTCTATTATGCTCAGATACACCACCACCTGATGCTTTAGGTTCTACAACTTCAACAGGTTCTGGTGCATTCCAACTCTTAAAGATATCAATGGTCTTAATGACCATCTTATTAAAGATGTTGCCAGTCTCTAGTAATTGTTTTTGTAGCTCCTCATTTCTAAGCTCTTCTTCTGTCTTACTATTCTTTAAATCTCCTGTATTAATAGCCTTAACTGACGCAGCAGCACTTCCTAATCCTTTACCTGCAATAACTGCACTACCACCTGTACCAAATAATTGTGCAAGTCTACCAATATCTCCACCGATGAATGCCATTGCTGGTGCAGCAGCAAATCCTAACATGGATATACCACCTACTACACCACCAAGCATCGCTCCACCGATTGCTTGCATAATACTCAACTGAGGACCTACAAGTCCTCCTCCTGCTGCCATCTCTGGGGGCTTAGCATCAACTTCTCCACCTTTTGCTCTACTCATACCATCAACATCCGTTAGTCCGAACGTTAAGAAGTCTACCACACCTCCAGCGATACTGCCAGGGTTCATTAACCTTTTTGCATTATTAACTATCCAACCTACGGTCTCACCTATAATTTTAAATGATGCTCCCGTAACAAACTTAATAAAGTCCCACATTATCTTCAGTCCAGGCTGAAGTATAGTCCAGAGTGTAGAGAATAACTCACCTATCTCACTTAACCATTCTCCTCCACCAGCTGATTGCCAAACAGTCTTTATATAATCTCCTAGTAATGAGAAGTACCTCCCAATAGGTTCAAATAATGGTTTAAGTACTGGTGCAAATGTCTTACCTACCCACTCACCTAAGAAACTACCAATAGCATTACCAACCATAGGTGCAAAAGGACCTAGGAATGGACCTAGTAGTGCAGTACCAGCAGCAGCACCTAAAATACCACCTGCTGCCATACCTGCACCTGCACCAACTGCTGAAGTTGGATCCTCTCCTGATGCTAATCCACCTAGTGCTCTAGTAACACCACCTATACCTGCTAATCCCTTCTGGAATCCAGGTTTCATGAAATTCTTCTGTAATCCTTTGGCACCCTTCTTAAACCCAATCTTTCCTCTCTGGGCTAATTTCTGGAGACCTGTCTTACTTCTTGGTTTATATTGGGTCTGGAATCGACCCTTCATCTCAGATTCATACAGGTTAGAGGACATCCCCTTACCTGCTCTCTTACCTCTCTTCCTGTCTGCTCTCTGAGCAGCTTTCATATTAGATTCGTATTCTTCCTTCGTGTATATTACACCCGTCCTTCTATCCCTATACCCGTTAATACGTGTCTTGCGGTCAACTGCTTGCTCCGCTTGCATTGTACCATGAGTATCAAAGACATTGCGTAGTCTCTGAATATCATTAATTGCCTTCCAAGGCATGAGTAGGTACTGTGCAAACCTAAGTGCAGCAATACCACCTATTAATTGGAAAGCACCAAGTAATCCTCTTAATGACCTCTTAACTGGACCTTCACCAAAATCTCTACCTACTAGATTAGTAAGACCAGTAAGTACTCCGTTCACACCAAACCCTATGATCTTGGCAATAAACTTACCAATCATAAAGATTGCTTTAAAAGTCTTAGTAATCTTCTCAGGATCTGCTTTGGATAACCAATCTAATGCTCCATAAGCAACAAAGAAAGTCAATATATTGGTCAATAGTTTACCAATACCCTCTAAGAATGATTTAATCGGACCCTTAGCTGCTGACTTAGCAGCATCTATTCCCTCTTTCTGTGCTTCTTTCGTACCTGCTTCAGCAGCATCCTCTGCTTTAGTTCTTTTCTGTTTCTTAAACTTTTTCTTTAGAGAATTTAACATGGACTTGAAGGTTTTCTTCTCCTCCTTATTCTCGTCCTCTAATTTATTTACTTGTTGTCGCCCCTTATTTGCTAACCATTCACGCTCAAACTTAATAAGCTCATGTGCTTGCGAGAAATTCTTAGCAACACTTTCAGTAGTTGTACCAAGACTATTGATACCTTTGCCGATCGATGCAAACCCTGCGTCAAGAGGATTCTTAACTGCTACAGGTTTGATTTTGACAAAACTACGAATTGCCATTATAGCGACATTCCAGATTGAGCTTGACTATTCCGTCTTTCCTCCTCAGCTATGTGTGCCATAAGTAAACCGACATAAACGTCACGTTCCCAAGGCATCATATTTTCTAAGTCTTCAAGAGAATATTTGTGATGTTGCATTAATGCAAAGTTAGTCTTGTAGTAATTCTCAAGACTATTGTGCATAAGGGCTACTCGAAAAAAGATGCTAGTCCTTCTAATACTAAATCACTGGTCACCTTAGTCTTAGGGTTATATACAGGAATTGTATGAGAGAGTTTAGGCATAGTTTCAAAGAAGTTTTGAATCTTTGCAAACTGCTCACTATTCAAATTCTCTAGGAAGTCTAATGCTTCTGCTGGAGTGAAATCATCATATACTTCTTCCTTGTCATAAACCTGCTCAATACAATTAGCAGCAAGTTTAAAGATATCCTCTAATCCAGGTGTTTCAGACATATTCTGTGAAATGAATACATCGATTGACGGATATTTCATAATAATACCGACCCCATCACCTACTTCAATCTTAGTAGTGTGACCTTCTGGGATTACAACTTCAACATCTTCTAGGGGGATTTGAATTTCCACCTTAGTTTTCTCATCATCTGGTGCGATAATTGTAAATTCACTAACTTCACCAACTGCCTTAGAACGAATCTTAAGGAAGATATACTCAATCTCAAAGGTTGCAAGTTCTTCAACTTTTCCCTTCAAATTGGTACAATTCTTGATGATAGTCTTCACTGCTTTCATCATTTGCTTGTCGTCTTTCGACTCCATTGCAAGATAAAGCAATTTCTCTTCTTTTACAAGAAAAGGTCGATAATGTACTTTTTTGCCTGTAATAGGCAACTCCATCTCATACTCAGGGATGGCTAATTTAGGTAAAGGCATAACGAATGCATTAATATAAGTTATTTAGCTAGCTAAATCCAGCTACTTCTCCTTGGTCGATATTTAGTCCAAGTATGTCACTAACAGTGCCAAATGGGTTAACTACCTTATCTTTAGTATCTGCTTTCCAAGGAAGTAAGTCATTTTGAATGGTATCAAACCTATGTCTCTCATATGCAAAGGTAACATCCAACTTAATTAGATCTGCTTGAGCATTATTAAACTGGTGTCCAGACATATCTATAGGAAATGCTCCAAACATCTGCCATACAGCAGAAGACCTATTCATTCTACTCTCATATTTAACATCATTTATATATCCTTCCATCTTTACAGGTGCTGCTAATTCCCACTTAGCAACAATAATATTACTTACATATTCATCATAGAATGTGACTCTATTCTCTTGATCAGCAGCAGTTAACATCATCCATTGGTCAAATAACTGCCTATGAATCATATCTTTAGTAACAATGAATGAACAGGTAAATTCACTAACTGCTTGACCAGTTGCATACTTGTGTTGGACACCGACTGCTTTAATAGATGATGTAGTAACCCTTCTACCAGGTACTGATACATCATCAGCAAACATATCTATTGCTTGTGCTAGTTCAGTCTGCCTTGACCTGAGGTCAGGATTTCTTGTCCAAACTACAGCAGGAATTGGAATTCTAACTTCATACAGGTTACTCCGAGATGGCTCTTTATTGCCACTCATAACCGTGTCTAGGAAGACATTAAATCCTGTTCTCATTTTAGTCTACTCCATATAACTCGACTTGGAACCTCCAAGATCTTTTTAAGACCCTTAGGTCTCATAACGAACTGCTCCACTGGTATAGGAGTCATATCTTCAAAGTTATCACGTGGTACTTCGTACACACTTGTACAACTATTCATAAAGTATTTATGGTGGCAACGCATAGGATATGAAATACTACCAGCTGCCCAGCTGGCACCTACTGATTTACGTGTACTAGGACGTAAATAGTGTATATTACCACCAGAGAATTGCTTCTTATCATAGTCTACATCAGTTATTTGTACCATTGGGAAGGTATCCCAGAATAGTAAATCTGGTGTCTGAGCACTATAATTGAAGAAAATAATATCACCCACGGTAAAAGCACCAGTATAAGACTGTAGTCCAAACTGGAGTTGCTCACGGTACCACGACTTACTACGAAAGGCACCACCTGCTAAATCTTTTACGTCTGCGAAAATGCTCATTTAATATTTAAGTGATTTTCAGTTAATATAAGAAATGTCATCCCCCTATCCATACACCAAGACCTAGCTGCCTTCCATTTAGCAGCATTCACGTTATATGTCTTAACTTCACTTAGAAACGTCCGAGACTTCTGTTTCCTCCGTTTCGGTGGTTTAGTCTGTACATAAGGTTTAATTTCAATGATTGATTTCGCAAGTCGTCCGTTCTTCGTGATTGCTTTAACATAGAAATCGGGATAATAGCGATGCACACGATTATCCAAGGGACTACGATAAGGTATAACGTATTCTTCACTTCCCCACTCCAAAACATTTGCGTTACCATCACACCATAGCATAAATTTGCGTTCCCACAAACTCCTATAAATAATATTGGTAGGATCACCCTTATACTTATGTTTGTTTGATGGTTTGTAGCGTCCTTTATAACTCATGCCATTAGTATATCCCAGAAGTAAACCGTTAGGTGTCAATAGTAGAATGAGTCAGGAAGCAATCAGCGAAGATGCTGGCTTTCCGACAAAAGTGATTGATTATCTAAAATTTGATATATTTGACCACAAAACTGGTGCAGGTATCGATAACGGAACTATTTATTTGTATCTCCCTCAAGCTTTAAGCGAAGGTTATGGAGTTACTTATAATACTGTTCGTTTAGGTGCTGTAGGTGCTGCTGGTATTAATGCTGCTAGAAACTTCGGTCCAGAAGGTCCAGGTGAAGGGTTTGGAGAACAGATGAAAGCTGCTGCCCAAGCAGGTAAGTCAGGAATTGTATTTAAAGCAGGATCATCTCTTATTAATACTGCCATTGGTATGAGTGGTATGGGTGATGGTAACCTTACTGCTAATGACCTCGCTGCATTATCAACAGGTCAGGTATTCAACCCATATGAAGAAGCAGTATTTAAAGGTCAAGATAAATTCAGAGACCATAAATTCTCATTTAAACTGGTACCAAAGAATGCCAGTGATGTAAGAGAAATATACGATATCATAAATGTACTCAGAAATTCAATGCTACCTGGTAAAGGTCCAGAGCACTGGTTGAGTATTCCAGAATTCTTTAGAATCTCTATTGTTAGACATGTTGACAGTGGAATGAGTGAAACAGTTTCAAATCCTGGAACTGGGGCTAAAATGGGTGTGCTTAACAAATTGATGCAATTCCCAACTAAATTAGTCCTAACCAACATGGCACTTAACTTCTCACCTGAAGGAGGTTATTCATCACTACAAACGCACAATCCTGGTGGCGATGAACTAGATTATGGTCCTGCTGCATATCAAATGGATTTAAGTTTCCAAGAGACTGCATTCATCACCAAGGAGTCCTTCAAATAATGTCAAAATATTTTTCCTACTTACCAGATGTCTATGTAAGGACTTCCTCCTATAGGACTAATAACGTGGATCCACACGTTTTAGCGAAAAACCTCTTTAGGAGAATTAAAATTCGTGAAGACCTAGATGACGCTATTTTGGGTTTTACCCAATATACCATTGGTAACAATGAAAGACCTGACCAAGTAGCATCCAAATTCTACGGAAATCAGAATTATGACTGGGTAATCCTCATATGTAACAATATCATAAACACTTATATGGAGTGGCCTATGACAGAGGATGAATTGTATAAAATGTGTGCGGAGAAGTATGGAGAGACCAAAGTCGAAGATACCCATCATTGGGAAACTCAAGAAATTAAGGATGTGCGAAGAAGGACAGTCGTTAGAGGAGGAATGGAAGTACCTGAAGATTGGACATACAGACGATATGATGGCACATGGGTCGAAAAAGACGATTTGGTCGTTCCTATCACTAACTACGAATACGAATCAAAGCTTAATGACCAAAAAAGAAACATTTACCTTTTAAGGGAAGCTTACGTTTCTGACTTTATTGACGAATATCAGCAATTAGTCTCATATCTACCAAATGAGGAAACTGACCCAGATTCGCAAGCTAAGAGATCTGACAAAGTTAACCAAGAAGCGTTTGCTGCGGTAAAACCAACATATTCTACAAATATCGGATTAACGAGTTCTATCGAATTTGCTTCAGAAGCAGATTACTCATCTAGGGAGTTTGACACCTCTGCTGCAACTATCGGAGAAGGACAGCAATTAGCGGATGGTACCACAACAGTAACTACCTCTACAACGTCAGATAGCAATACAACCACTTCTAACCAATATGGGTCTTCCTAGGTATTTTTACTTAGCGACCCCTACAGACAAAAAAATACCCCCGATTTTTTCGGGGGTTTTGCTTGAACAGAAAGTCGAATTATATATCAACATTCGTGCCACTCTAAGTTTTTCCAATACTTGTAGCGTCCACCGTGATGATGGTCACCATACCTCCACTTCCTATACTCAACCCATGTCTCACACCTTCTAACTACACCATTGTATCTTTCAGAGTCAGACATGAAGTGATGATGTTTGTGAGGAGAGTGCCATCCCATACCACCAGATGATTTGGGATGATAGTGCTCCTTCCTACCCCATCTAACAGGGTGGTCGTTATAATTAAAACCACTATGATGATGATTATAGTGGTAATGATGGTCTTCTGTAAATGGCTCCCAAAACTCTGCCCATGTAAGAGCAGATGCTGGTTGAGAGATGAGTCCCAGAGCAAGGATGGGTGCCATTAACAGTTTTTTCATTAGTCTTCTGAAGCAAGAGATGCGAAGTAACTAAGGTCAGGTGATTCCCCTCCCTCGATTTCTTCTACTCTAGCACCAAACCCACTCTTTTGGGGTGGGGTAGGGTCCTCTTTTACAACTGGACTACTAAGAGGTACCAATTCCTCTTCTTCTTCGTTTGTCCTGACCTTAGCACGTGATGTCTTACCTAGGACTAAGTTAAGACGTGCTTCCAACTCTTCAAATGATTTGAAATTCTTGGCATCAGTAAACTCTTTAAGAGAGTATTCTTTCTTCCAAGTATCTTCGAGTTGCTCATCACTAAGTCCACCTGCTACAGATGGGACATCAAATTCGCTCTTATCATAATTCCAAAAACCACCGATAGTTTGAATCTTAATCTTAAAGTTTGCACCCTTCCATAGGTCAAATGGATTGATGGGTTGCTCATCTTCAAACTGTGGTTGCATCGCTGAGGCAATCTTGTCGTGAATCTTCTTACCGTATTTGTATAGGAAGACTTTACCTTCATTCTCTGGATGCAACTGGTCTTTGATAACCAAGATGTTACTGTAGTAGGAGAGTTTCCTCTTCTGCTTACGAGCAGTATCTTTGTCTGCATCTAGTCCACTATTCCATAGAGTCCTGTTAAGGTCTCCGACTGGATCCTTTTGGTTAAGGGTAGTGAGAGAATTCTCAATGTACCAACCGCCTGGTCCTTGGAATGCGTGACTCCATACCTGTGCCCAAGGGAGATCTTCTCCATCTGGCTCTGGAAGGAATCGAATTACGGCATAACCGTTACCTGACTTGTCCACCTCAGGTTTCCAGAGTCTCTCATCAGGACCTGCACCTTGGGGTTTGGACATCTTCTCAATCTGTTGTGTAAGCTTGCCAAATTGACCAGACTTACTCTTGAGGCTTGCGAATGACATGTGTTTCTCCGTTATTTATTGTGTGATATTTACTACTGGATAATAGTAGCATACTATTTAGGCAGTGTCAACACCCTGTTTTATCTGTTCTCTCCAGAATCTCAACTTCTCTTCCATAGTGTCTAGGATAACAGTAAGGTTGAGACCAGGTGCATAAGCACCACTCATCTCCTCAATCCTATCCTTAATTTCTTTAGCAGTCTCATCATCGTTGACACTGTGTGCTGCTAGTTGTAGTCTTGCGTAGAATACTTTCTGTTTAGCAATCAACTCTAGTGTCTTCTCGATGTGGTCAAGTCTTTCCTTTGGAGAGAAATCTTTAAGTCCAGAGGACATCTTTAACAGTTGAGTATAACAGTCCTGTATCTCTTCTAACTCTTCCTTTACTATTTCAGATTTAAAAAAGTCGTCCTTCATAGGTTTAAAACTCCTCGTGATGTTCTCTTAATATAATTTAGTTGCTGTGCATCCCACTTAATCTTATCCTTGAGTGGTTTAGAGACTAACTTGTTGACAGTTTCAACTTCAATCTCAAACTCTTCACATACTGATGCGACAGCTTCAATATAGTTAATTAGGCCGTTGGAATCTTTCACACGCTCCTCTACAAGTGCGGTAAACTTCCCTTGTGTCATAAATTTTTCTTCAATTTCCTTCATTGTATAACGTCCAACTTAAGGTGAGATACACCAGCAGCATTGATGTTGCCTGTAGGAAACCAATTAGCTGCAATCGTTATCCTATCCTCGTCTGATGTGTTAGGCCATGCCCTGTGTCGTATCATGGGTGGAAATACAAGAAACTTACCAGGTTCTGTGGGTTCCTTAAAGGTAAGCATGTATTTGTCTTCCTCAAAATCACCTAAAGGATAGATGTTTGTGTAATGGAAGTATGGATTGGGGTAAAACCACTGAGTCATATCGTCAGCATGTCCAGTGCAATAGTAATTGCTACTAAACATACAATTATAATGAGTGTGGTCGTAAAAGAATTCGTGTGGTTTGTTTAGGTGTGACCATGCTGCATTGCATACCAATTTGTTAGGAATTTTTAAGTCCTCTGCAACTTCGGCCATGCAGTCTTGCAACCATGCGAAAAGATCACCGAAGCCTTCGTAGTTATAAAGGTCACTTCCACCTACACCATCATCATGCACACCTTCCCAGATGTGATTAGTGTTGTTAGGTTTATAGTTTAACTTCTTAACTGCTTCAACTATCTCTTCATTCTTATCGTAGTAAAACCTGTAGAATGGTACACCTAATACGTCCTCACGCATTCTTAATGTCCTCGTGGTACTCCTTAATCCAATCAATCAGGAGGTTTATGTATGGTATTTTATCATACTTTTGGACAACTTGCATCGTACCGTCTTCAGCGACTGACATAGTAACAAGCTTGTCTACCTCTACACCAGTCATCTCATAGTACATGTATGCATACGCTGCTTCTTGTACGAAATACTTCTCTAAGTATTCCTCTTTCTTGAGAGTCTTAGTAGTCTTGAAGTCAATTATAGCAAGCTCATTATCAAACTCAGCAATGCAATCAACACGCCCAGCGATGCATAGATTGCGAGAATAAAGAGGGGCCTCAATAGCATGAATATTAGTAATCCTATCAAGAGTCTCACGAGCAGCCCTAAAAAGGTATGTGGGAAGACCCTTGCTCTCCTCAACTTTTTCCAATTCATTTTTAAGATAACACTCCACTAAGTTATGATATTGTGTCCCTCTCCATGCGGAGGAACGTCTAATCTCTTCTGCTTTTGTAAAACCTACACGGTTTTGCCATGCAAGTATACCTGCCTTAGATTGGTGTGATACCACAGTGGTAACACTGGGCATCCAAGTGTCGTCAATCTTATAGAAGCGACCTTGGTCAAGAGTCCTACTTGTAACCTCCTCAAGAGGTTTAGCAGGACCAACATAATTAAACATCAAGTAATTCCTAGATTGATTTTGCTAATAAGATATTCCTTTATGAAACCAGACCTTACAATGTCTGGTATCTCAAACTCAACCATCGAGAATGATGGCATCTGTTTGCATATCTTCATGAATTCTAGCACACCAGTCCTCTCATTGGTCTTAACTAGGTCAGACTGGGAGTAGTCTCCACAGAATATAATCCTAGAGTCATTACCAACACGAGTGATGATACTATCTAATTCGTGGAAGTTTAAATTACTAAACTCATCCACAATTATAATTGCTCTGTCAAGCGTGACACCACGTAAGAATGACGTAGACCAGAAGGAAATAGAATCCTGGCCACGTAGGTTGTCATACAGCCCGTTAAATGTGACCTCATCTGGCATATTAAACATGTATTTCACCATGTTACGGTATGGTATTTGATAGAGGTCACTCTTATCCTCATGGTCTCCAGGTAGGAAACCAATCTCTCGTGTAGGCACAAGAGACCGCACCATATAGATCTTGTCATATGGTGTGGCAGGGTCAAGTACTTGACGTAGTGCTAGGTATAGACTGATAAATGTCTTACCAGTACCAGCACAACCATGCAATATTAAATTCTTACCTTCACCAAACGCATCAAATACTTTGGTTTGATTGTCTGTCAACGGCTCGATCGTCCTGAGATGATCGATGTTGATAGGTTTGCGTTTCATCTGTCTCTTAGATAAAGTGCTCCCATTAGGGGTGCCACCGTTACCATTCTTCCTCTTACGTGCAACTGCCATACTATAAGAACCTCGAAAGGTTGGCAGTTGGATGCTTCTCTTGCACCTTACTCATTACTTCTTTGAATCCGTCTGATTGTTTGGGGTCACCATAGGTTACTCCACCAGTACCTTGACTCCAGTCCTTATCCCAGTCGGGATTTTCTTCTTTCCACTTATCATAAGCGGCCATAGACATGGAGAGTTCTTTAGTTTCGCCTGTAGATTTATTTATAACTGGGTATGTTGGCATTAGTCTATTCGTAAACAGGGTTGAGTGTCTTCCCATCCGTCATTGTAGTTACAATCACAGTCATCAACGTCTGGGCACCATCCTAATGCTTTAGAGATGGTTGGGAAGTTGCATATGAAATGGTCACGACATAAATTTGCCACGTCCATGTGCTCCTTCTGGGTGCCATTGGCAGTGCGTAATTGTATATAGTGCATCCAACTCCTTACAGAACCAGACATATAAACACGAGTAGGAGTAGCCAAGGGGAGAACAAATCTCGCAGACTCTTTTGCAACCCCAGCAGAAAGTAATTCGGTGTAGAGGGCTTGTCCTTCGGAGAAGTATTGTTTAATTCGGCCTTGTAAAAAGGCTCGCTCGGTTTCTGGGATGTCATCGATACTATTCTGTCTGTTTTTTAAATCTTGTCTCCTTAGTTCTGGTACCACTGCTGGCTCAAGGAGGTTAGTGTCTGCATACCTTTGAGAGAACTCTTGGAATGTGAATGACCTGTGTCTCAGTATCTGTGCAGCAATAGCACGAGTGGTATTAATCTCTAAGGTCATGTGTGCTTGCTCAAAGATAGACCAGTGTCCATGCTTGATGCAATACTTAAGTAACCCCTCAACCTTTGGATTGTCTTGGTTGTTAGGGTTAGATACTCTTGCGATGTATCCTATAGTTTTTTCAGCGTCAGGTGTTACCGTGACTAGACATACTTTAGTCATTTAGACCTCCTTGATTACCGAATAGGATTTTACACAAGACATAGAGTCCTAGTGCAGTAAAGTAAGTCAATGTAGGTAGTCCAAACAGACCAGGAATAATCCAATTCCAAATCCACATGATAAGCAGAGGTGATACAGTAAGATTAGCGAATGTTTGCACTACTTTCAGTCCCAACTCTTCATTCTTTTTCTTCTCTAGTTCTTCTGGTGTCATTTCATTACTAGGTGTCTCAACTTTACGTCGAGGGTCAATGTAGACTGTCATTCAATGATGTCCTCCAACTTAAACAGTGATAAAAATTCTATCTTATTATGATCCCAAATCTCATGGTCTTCCATCCTATCAACGATAGCAACCACACGATTGACAGTGTAACCTGCACCACGTAGCACGTTAACTGCCTTCATAGCACTACCACCTGTAGTAGTAACATCTTCCAACACAGTAACGACAGCACCCTTCTCAGGTTTGTTACCTTCAATCACTTCCTTGGTGCCATATCCTTTAGGATTCTTCCTAATAATAAGAGCATCGATGTGTCCACCCTTATAGAATGCTCTCTGTGCAACACCACATACCAGTGGGTCTCCTCCCAGTGTTAGTCCACCGACTGCTACTGACTTAGGAGCTAGCATCTTTACCATCAGAGATGATACACATGCATTACCTTCACACGATAGTGTTACAGGTTTGCAATTAATATAATGCTCTGATTCCTTACCAGATGATAGTGTATAGTTGCCCTTTTTATATGCTCTCTCCTTTAGCAGTGAGAGAAGCGTCGCTTTGTGCATTGTATCTGTCATTTCTTAGGCTGCTTCTTAGGTGGTTGCTTAGGTTTGTTAGTTTTATACATGGCAGGTTGTCGAGTACCCTTAGTCCATAACATCCTGACCATACAGTTACCGAGATAGTCATAGTATTTGTCAAAGATAGAGACAGCATCTCCCATCACTAAATCAAACCAAGTCTTACCATCCTTCTTGAGTTCAAGTAGATAAGCATTGGTTGGGAGTGTCTTATCTTCTGCCTTATCAGGTGTCACGTTAGTGTATAAGATTAACACTCCATGACCTGCGTCATTAATCTCTGTTACTTGCTCTTTAGTAAGCATCATGGACGACCTCGATTACCCCACTTAATACTAGGAAATGCTTCCTTAACAACTGCATGGGTAATACGATACCTCTTGTGTAAATTCTTGTTGATTGCTTTAACAACTACATCTGCTTCACTCTCATGAAGTCCTTCCAGTAGTTGAATAAACATACTTTCAATCTTCATGGTTGCTACGTTATCAGCACCACCTTTGAAGTAATAGTATAGTTTATTTGCTTCCTTCTCAAGGAGGGTATGCTCTGTGCCCTTGGGTGCTTCATTAGGTCGGTAAGGAACCTCACCTAGTGGGACACGTGGCACTAAAGTATCATCAAAGTTAGCAACAAAGATCATCCTAAGTCCAGGAGTATTGTTATCCTGTAGGATTTTAATCTTCTGTGCTTTGGTCTTTGCATTATGTGCTTTCTGAAGCACTTCAGATATCATCAGTTTCATTTTAAAAACACGTGGTTATTCTTCGTCTTCAACTATTGTATCATCTTCTTCCGTAATACGCAAGTACAATAGTTCTGTGGGGTCAACTGGACCATCGGCATCTTGCATCTCAGGGTGCATAACAAGTTGAGCATAGTCTGCTCTTGCTCTCCACTCATCAAATACATGCTTAAGATTCCATGCTACTACAAATCCTAGCAGAAAACTCCCGATTGTCAAGAAGAAACTGGTGTATAAAAAAGTTAACTCCATCTGTTTCCTCCTTAGGTATGTCTGATCTTATTTAGAGGACTTGCGAGGTCTTCCTGGTTTCCTTGTATCATAGTATGATTGTGCATCATCAATAAGTTTCTGAAGATAGTTTCTAACCTTCCTTGCTTGAGGTTTAGGCATGTTACTGTATGCTTCAGTCATATACTTATCTCGTGCAATGTATTGACTCAATTCATTGACTGCCTGTGTCAACTCATCCATCGATGAGGACTCAATCAATTCTCCTGTTTGCTTTCTAGTCCATCCATTAGATGTAAGATACATCTTCATGTCAAATAAAAATCGACCATTCATCATAGCTTCATCTATGCTGCGGTCGATTAGTGTGTAAATTTCATTAGGATCTTGAAGCTTCATTACAGATACTGGTTTTCTCGAAGGTATTTAACAGTTTCGGTGCAACCACCCATCTTGTGTCCAGCAATGATAACTTGCGGAAAGGTGGCACCTTGTCCAAATTCTTGTTGGAACTGCTGCCTAGTAAAGTTAACATCTAATTTGTATTCTGCAAAGCCCCAACCCTTACTTTTGTAAACTTCCTTAATCTTTGTACAGAATGCACATCCATTTCTGGTATAGATTGCGGTGTTACCTATAGTTTTGGCCATTTTTTAATAAAGGGGAGAAAAAAAGGTCACCCTTAGGTGACCCTTTATTTAGTATGATATTAACCTAGCACTTAGAAAGTGAACTTAACACCTGCTTTTGCTCCCCAGTTAACTAGAGACTCACCAGCAGAATCTTCATCAGTAGCACCAGAGATCTCTCCGTATACAGATGTAGCATCAGCGATTGCATAAGATGCACCAACCTTACCAGAGAAGTCAAGGTCTGTATCATCAGTAGACTCAGCATGATTCAATGCAGGACCACCTTGGATGTAGTAAGCAACCTTACCTGTTTCGTTTACTCCCTCATAACCTACATGAACGTCTGTAGAGGCAGAAGAATAGCTTCCATCAGGATAGCTCAAGTTTGACTCGACATTCACATAAGGACCAGCAAAAGCTGCACCAGCGAGTAGGAATGGAGATGCTGCAACAGCAGCGATTGTTGATTTAATAGACATGTTTTTGTTTAAGT